CCGGCGGGGCGGGCTCCTGCGCGGGGGCCTGGCTTGGCGGCGCCGCGGGCTGGCTGGTGCCGGCCTGGCCCTCGGCGTTGGCCGGCGGTGCTTGGCGGGACAGCTCGGCGCGCTGCGCGTCCAGCTTGGCCTGCTCGGCCTCTGCGCGAGCCGCCTCCTCTCGGGCGTAGTCGATCAGTCGGCGGCGCTCGTCGTCCGACAGCCACAGGGGCTTGCCCGTGCTGTCGTCCACCGGCCAGCCGGGGGTCTCGCCCGGCACCACGCCGTCGGGGACCACCACCTCGGGCGGGGAGCCCACCTGCAGCTCCAGGCGCTTGGCACGCATGGTCTGCAGCTCGGCATGCTTCTCCTGCAGCAGGTCCAGGCGAGCCTGGGCACCCAGGGACGCGTAGGTGGGCTGGTGGTTGTGCTCGCGCTCCAGCTCCAGCAGCTCGAACATGAGGTTGGCCGCGCGGCGGCTCTCCTCGTTGCTGTAGGGCCGAACGGGCTCGGGTGGCGGCAGCCGGCCGTCGAAGCCGGGCTCCTGCTGGTGCCACAGGGGGCCGTGCACCAGCTCGCGGTAGTCCGCGGCGTTGACGGTCATGTACCCCGTCGCGGTGCGGGGGTTGGCCACGCGTACGGTGGGTACGGTCATTCTCTTGCCCTCTGGTGTTTTGCCCTGTCGCCGGGACGGGGCCTGGTACGCTGAGCGTGGCGGGGCGGCTCCGGGAGAACGTGTCGGCGCCGCCCCTCCCCGCGGATGGCTAGACGGAGGGCTGACGCCAGCCGGCCCGCAGGTAGTCGCCGACCATGTCCGGGTGCACGTAGGTCACCTTGGGGTTGGCCGGATCCGGGTGGTCCGAGTCGGTGAGCTCCATGCGCACCTTGTCCTCGTCGGCGACCTCCTTGAGGTGCGGCGCCGGCTTGGGGTTCTCGGGCTGATTGGCGAACTTCTGGGCGTAGTGGTCGCCCACGTCCTTGTCCGGGTCGGCCAGGGCCGCCGGGGACTTGGCGTCCAGGGCGGTGGTGGCCTCCTGGTTCTCGCGCTTCTCGGCGTCATCCTCGGCGCGCTTCGCCTGCTCGGCGCGCTGGGCCTCGGCCTGCTCCTGCGAGATCTCGGTGGCCCGATCCTGGTGGTTCTTGGTGGGATCGTCCTGCTTGGCGTTCTGGTTTTCGGTCTCGGTCGCCATGGTTCTGTGGCCTCCTCGGGCCTGGGTAGGGGTTGCGCCTTGTGGGCGGCCCCGGCTGGGCTTCTAACCCTGGCCGGGGCCGCTGGTCCTGGTGCTAGCGGTGCGGTGGTGGCCGCGCCCCTAGGGGCCGTACTAGCCGCGCAGGATGGCGATGTTGTTCTGCTTGGTGACGTTGTAGCCCCAGACGATGGCCACCTCGTACTGCACCTGGCGGTACTGCAGGTACTCGGAGATCTCGAAGGAGATGCCCGAGACCGGGTCCGTCACGGTGGTGCGGTCGGTGGCCATGTCGCGGGCGGCGCCGCTCATGTCCTGCGGCAGCGCCGGGGCGCGGGTCACCAGCCGCGACGCCGACTTGGACATCGCGATGTTGGGGTAGTAGCTGGCGCCCAGCTGCACGGCAGCCGCCGCCGGGGCGTCCTGGCGCAGGCCCGGGGCGCCGATGGTGATGGTGCCCGGACCCGAGATGCCGACGCCCACCACCGCGTAGTTGCGGGGGTCGCCCGCAATGGAGATGATGTCGCCCGGGTTGACGGTGCCCGTGCCGCTGGCCAGGGTGAGGCTGGTGGCGCCGGTCGCCGCCGCCGCGCCCAGGGTGTAGTTGGCGCCCGTGCCGGCCACCACGCGGTCACCCTGCGGCGCCAGGTGCAGGTCGAAGCCCTCCACCCGGTTGAGGATGCCGTTGCGCAGCAGGTCGTCGGTGCCCGCCTCGTTCATCTTGAACAGGATGGACTGCTTGCCGCGCAGGTTGGCCATGGCCGCCGAGCCCAGGATGAGCTGGCGGTCGGACGGCGGGGCGCCGTTGTCGTCCAGGATCAGGTTGGCGTTGGCGAAGTCGGAGAAGTCGCCCGCCGTGCCGAAGGGGGCCGTGCCGGGGACGCCCGTGGCGCGGGAGGCGGCCAGGACCGACTGGCGGATGATGTCCTTCTCGATCAGGTTGGCCAGGGTGCGGAAGGCCTGGGCCCACTGGTCGCGCAGCATGGCCTGGTAGCTGGGGCCGCTGTTGGACAGGGCCTTCTGCTCCTCGCCGTTCCACCGGATCGGCACGCGCTTGGCGTTGCTGATCTTGATGTCGAAGTAGCCGAAGGTCTGGTCGCCGTCGTTGGGCGGGGTCACGTTCGGCACGATGTCCGAGGCGCTGACCGGCGGGGCCACGTGCGAGCGGATGCTCTGGCCGACGGCGGCGCGCTCGAGGCTGGCGTCCACGGACACGGCCGGGATGGCGCCGACCATCTCGCGGGAGACGACGTCGAGGCCCTCGTAGATGATGGGGATGAGGTTGGTGAGCGTGTTGGCCACGGGGTGGTCCTCTGGCTGCCACCGGGCCGATCGCGGCGCCGGGGTGGGCTGGATGGGGTTTGGGTCTCCGACCCGAGCCTCGCCTTTACCCCGGCGACAGGGTGTGCACCTCGCGGTGCGGGTGGGCCATCCAGCCCGCGACCACCTGTGGGTGACCGCGCCTCACGTAAAAACCACCCCGAGGGGCGCCGTTGGGTCTCCGACCCTAGATGGCGTCCACGATGGCGTGGGACTTGACGGTCGCGGCCCTCTCCGCGGCACCCAGGGTCTCGAACGTCGAGCGCAGCATGGCCGGCTTGCCGTTGACCTGGGCGCTACCCTGACCCGGTTTGGCACCCGTGCCGCTGTGGCCGGTGCCCTTCAGGATCTGGTCCTTGTAGGGGTACGAGTTGACCAGCGTCTGCAGGCCCTCCTCGAAGTCCGCAACCTCGCCCGGCCGGGTGCTGGAGTACAGCCGCTGGCCGTCCGCGCCGTAGGGGACGACCTTGCCGTCTTCGATCTTGAAGTTCTGGCCGAAGGTGTTGCGCAGCATGTCGGCCGGCACGGCGGCCTTCTCGCTGATGAACTTGGAGCGGGCGAAGGCGCCGCCGACCTTCTCGTTGAACAGCTCGCTGGTCAGCTTGGCCTCGGACTGCTCCCGCTCCTTGAGCTGCGCCGTCAGCTGCCGGGTGGCCTCCTCGACCTGCTTCTCGGCGGCCTTGCGGGCCTCGGCCTTGATCTCATCAATCTGCGCCGCGGTCTTGAGCTCGCCGGCCTGCAGGTTCTTGACGGTGCCCAGGGCGCCGCGGGCGGCCTCGGGGTCCTCAATGCCGTCGAACAGCTTCAGCTTGCCCTCGGCGGCCTCCTTGGCCTCGCGGTGCTGCTGGGCCTCGCGGTTCAGGGCGCTGATGCGGGTGCTGGTGGCCACAGCGTCGAAGCCGGCCTCCTTGCCGTCGTCGTAGACGTAGACGGGCATGCCCTTGTCGTCGAGGGCCGCGAAGGTCTGATCCCCCACCGTAACAGTCTTGAGCTTCATGGTGTCCGCCGCTCTCCGCTATTCCCGATTGCCCTCGGGGTCCTGCTCGGTGTCCGCCGCCACGTCCTGCGCCACCTGGGACCGAGCGTAGATGAGCTGCTGCTCCTTGGCGTCGCGGGCGCTGACGGGCTTGCCGTCCTCGTCCAGCCACTCCACGTCGCCGTCGCTCCACGCGAACCTGGCGGCGCTGTCGGGGTTCAGCTTCTCGGTCTCGGGGGTGTCGCTCACGGTGCGGTGGTCCTGATTAGCGGGCAGGTAAAGCATGAGCGCGCCACCCCGTCAAGGGGCAAAGCGCTCGGGTAACGCCCTACTTGGGCGCCCCGTACTTGTCGATGTACCACTGCGGCAGAACAGGTTCAAGGTCCACGACGTCCATTTTTGAGTTTATCGTCTTGTTCTGCAAGAAGTTGTAGGTGGACACCTCCGGCCCCGCTTTGTTGTGGCGGGCCACCACCTTGTAGGTCGTGCCTCGGGGTAGCATAACCTCTGCCTCAAGCTCCAGCCCCGCCACGCCGCCGCCCGCCGGCTGGCCTATGGCCACGTTGAGGCCCGGGAAGCCCTTGGGCACCTTGACCCGGAACAGCGTTTTGTTGTCGCTGAACCGCTGGGCCACGCTGGGGTTGAAGCTGGTAGATGAGAAGCCGTGGTCTACGAGAGCGGCGGGTGGCGGGCTGCCGTTCCACTCTGTGCCGCCCTGGCCCACACCGCGCCACATTATGGTGTCCTCCTTAAAAGAGGACTTGGCCATCTCTGCGTCTATCTGCCGGGCTCTGCTGCCGACCTTTTCACCTTTCGATGCCCGCAAAGCACCGTTAATTTCGTCGTAGCCGCTGCCGGTGTAGCTGGCTACGGCCGAGCTCTTGCTGTAGGTTACCCCGGCCTTGGCGTGCACAGCCTTCAGCGCGTCAAGGTTGGACGGCTTAAACGCAGGGTCCTGGATGCCGTTGGTGCCGGCTGACCACTTGTCGTCCTTGAAAACGTGATCGCCCGGGTCGTAGGGCTGGTCGTTCTTGAAGACCGGGGTCTTGACGCCCTGCATGGGCTTCAGCACGCCGTTCTGGTTCTGGTACACAATCTTGGTGTTGGGGTCGTAGTGGTACTGCCCCGCCGCATCACCGGCCACCTTGGTCATGGGCCCGGCGTTGCCCGTGTGCTCGTACACGGAACCGCTCTGGCTCTTGAAGAACGTCTTGCCCTGCTGCTTGTTGGTATAGACCTCCTTGTTGCCCAGCTTGGCGGTCAGCGCCTTGCCGCCCTGGTAGTCGGTGTACTCGTCCGCGTGCTTGTAGGACTCCGGTGCGTAGCTGGCCGTGGGGTTGGGCGTGCTGATCTTGCCCTGGTAGCTGTCCAGGGCCTTGTCCAGCTCCTTGTCGCTCATGTCCTGGGGCTGCTTGGCCTGCAGGGCCGCCGGCTCGGGGGACTTGGCCAGCTGCGGCGGCGTGCCGGCCTGCTTGGCGGCCCACTTGCCGTACTGCACGCCGGCCGTGCTCTTGTTGACGCCGGCCGAGACGGCGGCGGCGATGACCGCCTTCTTCTCGGCCCCCTTCATGTGGTCGGCCAGGGCGTGCACGTACTTGGTGGGGCCCAGCTCGCCCAGGTCCGGCGCATTGGGCTTTTCGGCGACAGGAGTTGGCGGCTTGGGTGCAGCTGTCGGGCCTTTGCCGGCCTTGGCCAGCACCTCGGCGTCACCCTGCTTCTTAATCTTGGTTAGCGCCCCCTCGTAGGCGTCCTGAAAGTGCTGTATCGAGTCCGTGGGCCCAACTGAGTCCATGTCGTCGAACAGCTTCTTGGTAAGCTTGTCCTGCTTCTGCTCGGCTGTGCCGGGGCCGTCCGCGATGGCGTGGTACTTGACCGCAACCTCGTCTGCCGTGGGCTTGGCCGACGACTTGGGCGACTGGGTTGGCGCGGGCTTGGGCACCGGCCCGGCGGCCTGCTTGACGCCCAGCGCCTTGGCCGCAGCCGCCTGCAGCTCCGCCTTGGTGGGCGCCGCGGTGCCACCCAGGGCCGCAGCCGCCTGCTTCTTCTGCCAGTGGTACAACTGGGTCTTGGCCGTGTTGGCGTTGATGCCCGCGGCCTGGGCGGCGGCCAGCATCTCGGCCTTGGGCTTGCCCTTCAGCTTGTCGAAGATGCCGTGCGCCGAGGCCACGGCTCCGGCGGGCTTCTTGGCCCCGCCACCTGTCGCCGCGAACTTGCCGCCCTGCCCGCGCGCGTGCTTGGACGCGTCGAATTTTTTGCCGGCCAGGGCCTGCAGGGCCGCCGCGAGACCCGGGTTAGCAGCCATTACCTTGCCCCCGCTACGGCCGCCGCCCCGAACAGGCTGGCCAGTGTGTCGTCGTCGATCTCGCTGGCGTCCCTGAACTGGCCCGGGTCCACGGGGTCGCCGCCCTCGTCGTTGGCCGGCGACAGGGGTTCTCCCGTGACCGGGTCGATGTCGCCCTCCGTGCCCAGGCCCGGGTCCGGCGCCGCGTTGGCGGCCTCGCTGGCCAGGCGCTCCTGCTCCTCGTCCTCCGAGAAGCTGTTGGACAGCACGTTGCGTCGCTTCAGCTCCGCTCGCAGGGTCTCGGCCGAGAGCAGCTTGTCCTTGGCGGCGCTCTCCAGCACCGTCAGCTCCGCGGACCCCTGCAGGGTCACGCCGAAGTCGGTGTAGACGTCCACGCCCGGCGCCTGCTCCTTGGCGTCACCCAGCCACATGGCGGTGATGACCATGGCCTGCTCCAGGGTGTCCTTGAGGCGCAGGGCCCACGCCTGCAGGGCCGAGTTGGCCTTGACCGACACGTTGGCGCTGGTGATAACCGTCTGGGGACTCTCGCTCAGGGGCTGCATGCCGATGTCGGCCATGCGCTCGTAGGTCGAGTCCAGGCGAGACTTGAGGTAGGCCAGGCTGGTGGCCGCCGGCTCGATGAAGGACCAGTTGCCCGGGGCGCCCCCGTTGGGGTTGGGCGGGGCGTACAGCACGGCGCGCGGCCCCGTGCGCACCGTGACGGGGGCGGCGGCGCCCGGGGGCATGCCGGCCTGGCCCGCGCCGGGGTCGCCCTGCTGCGGGGGTGCGACGCCGCTGGCCGTGAGCATGGGGAAGCAGGCCAGCAGCTCGGCGTTGCGCAGGTTGCTCTCCTGCTGGAAGGCGTCGACCTGCATGTCCAGCAGGTTGGCCAGGGGCGCCCGCACGCACCAGCCGTTGCCGCCGCGCTTGCCCACCACGAAGGGCACGCAGGGGATAACACCGATGTCCACGTTGCCCGAGTCCACCTCGACCCAGTAGGTCTTGCCCTCCCGGACTCGCTTCTCCAGCAGCTGCCACGTGGCGGGCTCGTAGTCCGTCTGCCCGTCCTCGGCCACGTACTCGCGGCGATCGTACTGGCGCACGCGGGTCAGCACGCTCTCGCCGTAGCCGTCCCGCACCAGGGTTGGCTCCAGCACGCGCAGGTGCGTCAGGGTGTACTGGCCGCGCACCACGTCGCCGTAGGCCGCCAGGACGCTGGTGGCCGGCAGGTGCACCCAGTAGGGCCGGGCCCCCAGCTGCTGCTCCTCGGCCGCGCTGCGGGACGTGCGGCCCTCGGGCAGGGGCGGCAGCTTGGTGTAGTCCACCTGGATCCAGTCGATGGCGTAGTCCACGCCCTGGCGAAAGGTCTGCTCGGCGAAGACGTGCAGGCTGTTGCCCATGCCGTCAACGTTCTCGTAGAACTCCTGGTACTTCTCGTCTACGTCGTCCGCGTCCTCGAACTTGACCTCGCGCGTGAAGGGCTTGGCGCACAGGCTGCCGACGATGTCCTCGTAGACGTTGGTGAAGGGCGTGGCGGCGCAGCGGTCCTTGTAGTCGTCATCGTCCTCCAGGGAGAACTTGGGCAGGTACTTCTGCTTGGCCGCGCGCATGGCCTCCACGCCGCCGGCGATGGCCTCCACCTTGTCCCAGGTAACCCGCATCTTGTTGTAGTCGCTGGACGGGGTGTCCGGACCCGGCTTGTTGGCGTCGCCCGGCCCGTACACGGCCACCAGGCGGCCCACGGTGGCCTGCGCCAGGTCCGCCAGCGGCGCGGGCGGGTCCTTGCGGCCGCCGGACAGGTCCTGCAGGGTGGGGGCGGGCTTGGGGGTACCGGGTCCGGATGCCATGCCCTACCTCGATGATCTCTGTACGCCGACCACGGACTGGGCCGGTGCCATGACGTGCTGCGCGAAGGCGCCGCTTGACGCGTCTACCTGGTCCTTGAACTTGCCGCCCGGGAACAGGCACAGCTCGTCAAGGTAGTCCTCGTTCCAGTCACCGCGCACGAGGGACACGTTACCGGCCTCGCACTGCACGGCAAAGGGCGCCGCCCGGCTCTGCTTGTCGCCGAGGCTGGCCTCGATCAGGACCCTTACCGTGAAACCTGCCAGATACGCAAGCATCTCCTGCTTCTGGACCTTGCCGGCCTGGCCGCCGTCCTGGGGCAGGCTGATGGTAACGTGGCGCCCGTCCAGGTCCCCCTGCGTCTTGATGCGCTTTCGCACCACGTCGCCCTCCTCGCGGAAGCGCGAGACGTGGCCCACCACGTAGCGGCCATCTGGCGTCTTGCCCAGCTTGACGCCCGCCGTGTAGGCGCCCTTGTTCTTGCTGGCCGCCAGGTCCCAGTGGCGGAACCACACGGTGCCGGGCGGGGCCGCCCCCACGATGCGGTTCTCGAACCACTGGCGCTTGAACAGGCCGCCCTCGCGCGGCACGGGGCGCTGCTGGTACTGGCCCGTGTAGGCGTACTCCCCCATGTCCCGCTGCAGGTCGGCGACCACCTTCTCCGTGAAGCGCCCGGGGTTCAGCAGCTCGCCGGCTTCCGTGCGCGGGTCGGCGAACCCGATGGCGTTCTTGCGCTTGGGGTCGAAGGTGTAGCCGCCGATCTTGTAGGGCTTGGGCTCGTACTCCATGGGCAGGCACAGGTGCACGTAGCCCATGTCCCCCGCCAGGATCTCGCCCGAGATGTCGCCCTCGTGCAGGCGCTGCATGATGACCACGATGGCCGACTTGGCCTGGTCGTTGAGGCGGTTGGTGGCGCCCTCGCGAAACTGCCGCACGGTGCGCTTGCGCTCCGTCTCGCTCTCGGCCGTGGTGGTGGAGTGCGGGTCGTCGATTATCAGCCTGTCGCCGCGCTGCGACGTCAGCGACGGGAAGGGCACGCCCTCCCGCCCGCCCGTCTGGCTGTTGGCGAAGGACGTCTCCCCCGAGCGCACCAGCTTGACCTCGGGCCAGCGCTCCTGGTACCAGGGTGAGGACACTAGGTCGCGCATCTTGCGGGTGTCGCGCTTGACGGGGCCGTCGTTGAAGGCCGTGGCCAGGTAGCGCATGGCGCCCATGCTGCGCGGGCCCCACTCCCAGGCGGGCCACATGACGCTGCTGAGCAGGGACTTCATGCTGCCGGGCGGCACGTTGATGAGCAGGCGGTTGACCCAGCCGTAGGTCACGGCCTCCAGGTGCTCGCACACGGCGTCCACCTGCCAGCTGGGCACGTAGGTGGCCGCCGGCTCCAGGGTCTCCCAGGCCAGGGGAACGAAGTTGGACAGGGACTGCCTGGCCTGGTATCGGTCCAGGGCTATGAGCTGGGCCCTAGCCCTCGCTGGGCTTAGCACCGGACGCCGCCTTTGCCAGTAGGTTGCGCAGGGTGGACTGCTCCTCAGCGGTCATGTTGCTGAAGTCGATGTCCTCGGCCTCGTCCGGCTTGACGTGGATGGTGCGCTTCCACTCCTTGGGGCGGCGGCTCTCCAGCCAGCGGGTGGCCGCCTTGACGTCCGGAATAACGTGCTCCACGATCTTGTGGCGCTCGACCTCGGACCCCATGTTGTCGCCGCGCGACACGGTGACCAGCTTCTCCGAGTCATAGCTGTAGCCCACGGCCCGGTTGTAGAGGGACCGCACCACGCGCTCGTCGGCGGCCTCCTTGCCGCAGACCAGGGCCAGGGCGAACTCGGGGTACTGGTTGCGCCAGCGGTAGAAGGTGCCGGGGGCGATGTCGAAGAACTCGGCGATCTCGCGGTCCACGGCGCCGTTCTCGCACAGCAGCATGGCCTGGCGCGGGTGCACGGCGGGGTCGTACTTGGTGTTTCCGTCACTCGCCACTGCTGGGGCCCTGTCGCCGGTATTGAGCGCTGAGCACTACCCGGCGACAGGGGTGGGTGTCAAGGGTGCGGGGGCTGCTGTAACCCGTGCACCCGGCGGTAGTAGCGCGCCAGGGCGGCTGCCTTGCCGGCCTCCCTGTACTGCTCGTCCAGCTTGTACCGCTGGCGCCGGCTCTCGCTGACCTCCATGCGGAACCGGTGGTACTGGTCCGCGTCCAGGAACCGGCCCACAGACGTGGTGGACTTGCCCACGCGCGCGGCGATGTCCCGGAAGGTAAGTCCGTCCGCCCACAGGGTGATGGCCTCGTGGTGCCAGGGCATGGTGGGCTGGCGGTGGCGCAGGGCCCGCCTGCTGCGCGTCCGGGGCCGCGGCGCACCCAGGGGCTGGCCGTCCGTGCGGACCCAGGTGCACCGCTTGGCCCTGTAAGCCTCGTCTTCCCGGTAGCGCTGCCGGTCCCTGGCCTTGCGGTTCTCGTAGCTCTTGGGGTTGAGGAAGTACGCCACGTTGGAGTAGGCCCGGCCCACGATGAGGGCTATCTCCCGCGTGCCCTTGCCCTCGGCGGACAGCCGCCGGGCCTGCTCGTGCCAGGGCTGCGTGCAGGGTCGCTGCTTGGGCCTAGGCACGGTGGGCCATCTCGTACAGGTTCTCGGCCGCGATGACGATGTCGCCCCGCCACGCCAGCTTGCTTAGCCAGCGCTGCGGCAGCGTGTCGCCCCACAGGGCCCCGGCCAGGGCGCCCGTAACGGCGGCCACGGTGTCCGCGTCGTCGCCCAGGTTGGCGGCGCGCATAATAGCCTCCTCTGCGTCGTAGCTGTGCGCCACGCACCAGATGGCAGCCTCGTACGTGTCCACGTCGTAGCCCGTGCTGCGGACCTCGTTCTCCGACCGCTGCACGATATCGCGGTTGGCGGCGCCCAGTACGTACAGGAAGTCGGCGGGCTTCTCGGCCCGCACGGCGCGGAACAGCAGCCCTGCGAAGGTGGCGCAAAGCTCGGCGCTCTGCTGCCCGTGCGTCACCATGGCCTGCCGGTAGGCGGACCCCTGCACCGGCGACAGGGTGGCGTGGGCCAGGGCCGCGGGCGCCGTGCGCATGAGGGCGCCGTTGCCGCGCGCCTTGGTGCCCCGCAGCCGCGGCGGCACCCCCTTGTCCTCCCACACCTGTAGGGCGCTGGCCGTCTGGGTGCCGATGTCGAAGCACTTGCCCGTGCAGGACCCCACGCCGCGCCGGTACCAGGCCACCCAGCGGCCCGCCAGCAGGGCCGGCTTGCGCACCTCGGGGTCGCCGCTCAGCAGGTGCTCGGCCAGCAGCAGGGCCATGGCCGTGTCGTCGGTCCACTGCCCCGGCTGCAGGCGGTGCGGCCCGCCGCCCGTCATGTCGCGCTGGTGGGGGAAGCTGTGCCGCGCCTTGAACTCGACCTGCGCGCCCAGCGCGTCGCCGCAGGCCAGGCCCAGCATTACGCCGCGGTAGCGGTCTATCAGGTTGGTCGTCACGTTGCCCTCCGAAACACCAGACACACAGGTCTAGTACCAGGGCGCGTGCTCCTGCTCAAGTGCGAACAGGCAATCTCCGCCATCCGGCATCACCAGCCTGCCGCCCAGGTAGTCCCCCAGGGCCTGGGCCGCGGCCTGCCAGCCGTAGGCCGTCACCACGGCGTAGCCCTGGCCCAGCAGCCTGCGCTGCCACTCGACCTGCACGTCGCTGCGCCCCCCGTCCTTCTCGCGCTCGCGGCCGGGCTTCTTGAGCTCCAGGTACAGGCCGGGGTAGATGATCATACCCAGGGCCGTGTGGCGCACAGGTACGGGCAGCATCATGTCGGGCACGCCCGAGCGCACGCCCTCGGCCTTCATGCGCCCGCCCTCGGCGCGGCCCTCGTCGGTGCCCACGCCCTTGAGCTTGGCGCCGTTGGGGATGGCGTGCAGCAGTACCATGTCGGGGTACTGCTTGGTGCCGGATACAGCCACCCACTGGCAAATTGCCACCTGATGGTGATGCTCTTGTCCGGCCTTGGCCAGCTGCTGGGGGGTCAGGGGCACGGCCGTTACCCCGTAATCGAGCCGACGAGGCCGCGCTGCAGCTGGCGATTCTCGTCCTCCAGGGCCTT